CGCGCCCGGTTGGACACGCAGAGATTACCCATGAACAGAATCGGAATCGCGACCGCATCCTGGTTGAATGACATTTTGTCCTCCTGGACCGTCATGTCAGCATCCCGATGGACGGTCATGCTGAGATAGTCGGTGTTCAGGAAGAACATGCGATTTGCCGTGATGCCGGAGCCGCCATCGTGGATGACGTCAGCGGTGACGAACTTCAGCGACGTGAAGCCAGCGACGCCCTCATCAGCACTGGCGTAGCGCTGCAAGTCCTGCAGGCTGTTCCAATACGTGTTGAAGATTTCGTTGCTCGACGCGATGAGGTCCACCTTGTCCGCACCGCGAACACAATCCAGCCACAGTTCGTTCATGGATGACTTGATGTTCGTGGTGGTGATGGTCCCGCCGTCCTTGAACTGGTTGGCCCAGAACGAGTTAGACGAGGCATCAATGCCGCCAACAGTACCATTGCCATCGGTCTGAATCAGAAGGTCCAGACCGCCGATTTCCTTGGAATCAGACCCGGTGCCGTCCGAGTAGATGCCGTTGGAAATCTGGTTGGCCATGGTGCGCATGGCGTTGGTGGTGCGTGCTTCGGCAAGGTCGATGATCTGTTCCCTGCCGTTGTTCATGCGCAGTTCTTTGCCGGAGGCAACGACATTCACAGCCGCCTGCTTCCAGTCATACTTCGCGGCGCTCAGAACCTCGGACTGACCGACATTCAGAACCTCGTAACCATCATACCACTGGAACGTCGAGTTTTCGGCGTAATCCAGGGGCTTGACGATTTCATAGCCGCCGTTGATGCGCTTGATCTTCCCGCGCTGACGCAACCGTGCAAACAGGGCATTGTTGTTCGATACGTTATCGTAAACAGTGTCCGGATGGTTGCGGAGCGTGGTGGTCACCATTTCGGTGAAAGTGGTATTCGGAGAAGCCACTTTTTTGCTCCATGTTAGGAGCCGGAGACAGCCTTATCGTAGGCGAGTTCCATTGATTCACGCATCGTCGCGCCCTTGACCGTGGCCTTGCCAGCCGCCGCACCTTGCGGTGTGGTTGCCTTTCGGGCCTTAGCGGACTTCTGCTTCGCTTCCTTCGCCAGTGCGTCCTGCACCTTGCGCTGTTCCGCCGCCAGTACTTCGGCTCTTGTGGTCGGGTCAGCGTAGACTGCCTGTTCATACAGGGTTGGAAGGTCTGCATCGGGGTTGACATCAGCAAGGCGGGCCATGACGCCCTGAACCTTTTCGAAATGCGGATACATCGGCTTGCCATCGTCGCCTGTCGCAGATCGGAAGTCTTCAATCTGCTTCTCGACGGCTGACAGCTTGGCGCGCTGCTCCGCTTCGTGCTGCTGCTGAATCAAGGATTTCACGCCATGCAATTCGGCCTGTAATCCGGCAATTTGGGGATCAACCGGCTCACCTTGAACCGGCTGGGTTGTATCAACGCCATACTGCTGTGCGAGATATGCGATACCCTGTCGAGGGTTCCGCTCAAGCATCTGTTGCGCCGCCAGGAGCCGCTGAACAGCCTGCGTCCGGTTTACACCGGCAAGCTTCAGTGATTCCTCAACGGGCGCGAACACGCTGTCCCACTCGGCAATCTGCCGCCGTTCTTCCGCCAGATCCTGGAACTTACGGTCGTAACCGCGTTCGAGGGATTTGCGGGTATCAAGCACCATCCGGCGCGCCTCGGTGTCGGTGATGGCCTCGAAACGCTCGCGTGCCTCTGCCGACCAGTGGTCAGGGGCAACCACGGCGTCAGCCCCGTCGGGCTGTTCCGCGTCTTCCTCGACGTGTTCGGGGTCATCATCGGAGTCCGGGCTTACGTCCTCCTGCTCAATTTCTTCTGCGGGCGCGACTTCGGATTCCTCCGGCGCTTCAACCGCTTCAACTTCATCTGAACGAGCCTCGATTTCATCGAAAATCTTGCCCATTTCGGCAGACATGGTGCTTTCACCAGCCCGCAATTCGTCGGTGTTCTCTTTCTCGTCGGTCATTTGCCACCTTTCCATTCAGACGGATCAACTTCGCGCAGATTGTTCCGGCGAAGCTCTTCACGCCGCTGTGCGCGGCCAGATATGACTTGTGGTGTGTGACCCGGTTCGCTCAGGGGCGAAATATAGTCCGGTAGGTCACTGATTATCGTAACGCCGCCCGGCATATAGTGCGGCTTCTCGTATTTCTCCCACTTCCCTGTCTTGCTGTTGAACCGGCTTGTCGGAGTCATCGGGCCACCTGTATATGTATACCGTTTTGTGCGTTGAATGGGGCGGACGTTCAATCGTCCGACCGTTCCGCCTGTGAAATCTGGACTTCATCCCGCTTAACCCCCAGTTCGGCCCGCTTCAACTGTACCTCTGCGGCCTTGATTTCGAGTTCTTCACGCTTGATGGCGAGTTCCGCTTGGTCGTTAGCGGCTTCGGCCTGCATCTTTTCCATGTCCATCGCCATGCGCTGCTGCTCAAGCTGTGCCTTGGCCTGCATCTCGTCCATGCGGAGTTTCGCTTCCGCCTGCTTGACCTGCATTTCCATCTGTGCCTGCTGTGCGGCACCGTCCTGCTGCTGTGGCTGCTGGTCCGGGATTTCCTCCAGCGCGTCCTCAACCTGACGGCCCATCTTGAACTTGCGCACCGCCGAAAGAAGCATCTGCTTCACGGCGTCCATAGGCATCACGCCTTGCTGGACCAGCGGCCCCATGACAGACGAGAAGTCCGCAATCCCCTTGTACAGTTCCGTCATCGTGCGCTGGTCGTAAGCCTGATCCGCCTGGATGGTGCTGTCCGTCTCAACGTCCACACGGTAGCCACGGGACAGGTCATCACGCATTACCTGCATCACCTGCTCCCAAGACGGCTTGGAAAGCACGCTTTGAACCTGCTTGATCTGTTCGCCCTGCTGCTGTTGCGCTTCCGGCGGCAACTGCTGTGCCATCTGCATCATCTGCTGTGCGGCCTGCTTGTCCGCTTCGGTCGGCAACTCGACGCCCGTCATCATCGCAAGGGTTTCGGGGCTGAAATGCTCCGCGTAAATCTCCGCCTTCATACGGAATATGTCGCGAACAAGGCGCTGCACCTCTTTCTGGCGGTTCTGCAAGCGCAGTGAGCCAAACTGTGACTTGATGCGCTGTGCCGATGCCGTCTCGTTCGGGTCCGTGGCACCCCGGATGATGTCCGAAATGCCCGTGATTTCGTAAATGGTCTGTTTGATGACTTCGCGCTGTTGCGTCAACTGCACCAGCACGCCAACCAGCACCTCAATAGGCATCATCCACACGGCTTGGCGGAAGTCCGATGACCCCTGCGCAAACATCTGGTTGATGGTCTCCGCGTCCGCAGGCTGCAAGATGGCATCGCTGCTGTCATCCATCATGCGGGACATGGCATCGCCAAGCAGCGGGTTATAGATGCCCCGTGCCTTAACAGCGTCCGTCAACCGGATGATGCGGGCCGAAACCTTGTTCAGTTCGTCAGCCTGCGCCTTGTAGATGTAAAACTCTGGCTTCGGCACCAGTGACCGGCCCTTGCGGATGGACACGATGGGCCGCGGAACGGGGAAGAACCCTTCCAGGCCGAGCGGATCGTCACGCTCATCAATCGCCCTGTCCATGCCACGGGCCACATACACAACCCGGCGCTTGTCCTTGTCCCAAATCTCCCAGACTTCGGCTTTCTTCACAACGTCACGGTCTTCACGGGCCGGTGACTTGTCGGTCTCTTCTTTCCAGTTTAGCGGGACGGTAGCGCCAACCTCGCCAAACTCCGCCTCGAGCGTCTCACGGTCCATCCGGTGACGGAACGCAATAGCCTGCACCTTGCCCCACTTGCGGGCGCTGCCGAGAATAAGGAAATCATCCCACTCAACATGCTCGCAAACCGCTTCCTCGTGAACAACGGGTTCATATTCTTCACCCTGAATATAAGGCCCTTCCATGTCCCGCAGCACTTCGCCGGGGTCAACCATGCCGTCAGGGCCTACGAACGATTCAGCTTCCATGCCCTCAACAAGCGAGGTCTGCACCTGGACCGGCACACGGTCTTGCACCGGGTCGCCGTAGTGAGGCACGTACCGAACGCGGAGAACACCACGGCCCGGCAGCAGGTAGTCCAGAAGGGCCGCTTCAATCGTGTCATCGAAGTCATAGCTATCGACGCTGTACGACAACGCACGTTCGAGAACTTCCGCCACCACCTTGCCGATGGGGTCCTTGTCACGGAACCGGCGGCGTACATCGGGGCGCGGGGTCGAGTTGTAGAGCGCGGGCTGTAGCGTCTGCGTGTTGGAGAACAGGATGTTGAACCGTTCGCGCTGGTCCTCGTCCTCGTATGTTTCCTCCGTCTTGACGGCAGCGGTGTTCCATTTCTTGTCGCGGTTCTGTGCGTCGTCAATCTGCTGCAACCAACGGGATGACAGGCCGTTCGGGCCTTTCTCCGCGTCTTCGGGGCGTTCTACTGCGTCAACCATGTACACGCCTCCGCTTGTTGCTTTCCAGCATCTGGTTAAAGGTCGGGGCGCGCGATGCCACCTTGACCGCATCTTCCGGCTTCACAGGCAACGGCTTGACCCAAGGCCGGGACATGCACGCATAACGCACCTCGTCCGCAACGTGGTCTTCACCAGTTGTGTCCAGGTCTTCCGGTTTCTTTTCATCGTGTTGTAGCGCAGGCATCGTGCGGATGAAGTCCGTGCAAGTGTCAAACACGTACATCATCGGCCTGTCATCGCCCTCGAACCGGGCGCGTACCTGATCCCAACCAACCGCATGACCTATGTCGCCAACCCGCTTGTTGTCGGCACGCATGAACGTCACGCCGTGCTTAATCATCCGTTCCGCTATCGAAGGGCCACCGTCAACCGCGAAGATGGCCGGATCAGCCACGCTGTAGCTTATCTTTTCGACCGTGCGTTCCCTGATGCCGTCAGCAACCGCGTCCGCAGTCATCTTCAGGCCCTTGTTCGGTGCGCTCGCCCCATACCATTCGCGGTAGCGGACAAGCGCGCCCTTGGGTATCCTGTGCTGCTCCTGGTACTCACTAGCTACCGCCCACCAGCCGACCGAGAACGGGGCGCTTGATCCCCAGTCGAATGAACGGAACCGCAGCCAGTGGTCCGGGATGGCGAACGGCTTGATGATGCCGCCCTTGGCCTTCCATTCGTTCCAGCAATCGAAGTACGCCCCGATAATGATGTCCCAGTCGCCCTCTAGCCATGCGCGAACCAGTTCCTTTGAACCGGACTGCTGCAAGCGGGCGACGTACAGCGGGTCTTTCATCAAGAAGCTGTTGTCCGTCAGCCTTGAGGGGATGAACACCCTACCGAGCTTCTGTATCTCCCCCGTGAACGGGTTCTCGAAATCCTCGTGTATGACCTTGTAGCCACCGGGTGCCGGGTCGATGTAGCGCGACTTGACCCAGCCATGACCGGGGCCACCAGGATTCGAGGTCGCATGGAACTGGCACGGTATCCCGTGGGGGGACCGCAACGTCGCCTTCAGCTTGTTGATGGGCGTGGGGTCGGGCCAGTGTGTCAGTTCCTCGAAAAACAAGTCCGTGTAGTTGTGACCCTGATAGTTGTCCGCGTCCTTGTCCCGGTCCAGGTACTCGAACTTCAGCCGTGCGCCGTTGGGGAACTTCCATTGCCGATCGTTGGTAAGCTTGGCACCCATCGGGCCGTATATCTGCTTTGACCGCTCAACCGCTTCCTTCAGGTCTTCACGGGTGCGGCGGAAGAACACCCCCACCACGTTCTCACCGAATGCCTTCTGCTTGTTGCCGAACTTGCCGAGCATACCGTCAGTCTTGCCGCCGCCGCGTGCACCGCCGTACATGATTTCGAACACGGGGCAGTCAATGAGGGACTTCTGCGGGCCTTCCTGTGGTGCCCAGGCGTAGCTCAATTCGGGCCGTACTCGCTTGCCCATTCTTCCTCGGACATGATGGGCTTGTCGCTGATGTCCTTGATCGTGTTTTCATGCACGGTTGTCTCCTTCCACCCCATTTGTGTCTTTGCCCAAAATATCGCTGCGGTGGTATCGCCATTCATGATCTTGTTGAACAGGGTGCCGCCGACCTTCGCATTGGCAAGCACTTTGGACTCCCTGATTTCCTTATTGAAATGCTTGGACAGTGTTTTGGTGTCAATGCCACCGCGTATGACCATTGCGATCTGCTCCTGCGGGATTCCCACGGCCACCATCTGCGCCACCTGTTTGCGTTCCTCATCTGTAGGCTTGAACGTTGGTCGTCCACCGTGACCCGGCTTCGGCCCGCGCTTCTTAGGCTGCTTCTGCTCGGTCACTGTTTTTTACCTTGGAATAAGTTTCGCCTGTCGCCTCATGAATGGCGTCGTTCCCTGTGAAATTCTGCCAGCGGATGATTGCCATATCAACGTAAGACGGGTTGATCTCCATCGCGTAACAGCACCGTGCCGTTTCCTCACATGCGATGATGGTGGTGCCGCTGCCGCTGAAAGGTTCATAGACGGCCTGCCCCGGAGACGAGTTGTTTTCAATGGGACGTTTCATGCACTCGACAGGCTTCTGCGTGCTGTGACCGGTTTCCGATTTCATGGGCTTGTCGATGTTCCATACTGTCGTCTGTTTGCGCCCGCCGCGATAATGGCCCTTCTTGCCCTTTCGCACCGCGTACCAGCATGGCTCGTGCTTCGGATGATAATCTCCGCGCCCGATAACCATGTTGCTTTTGGCCCATATGATCTGCGCCCGTATATTGAAGCCCGTATCATTGAGACTCGATGCCACTATGTGCGCCTTGTTCCCGGCGTGCCAGATGTATGCGACATCACCGGGGAAAAGCGCCCAGGCTCCCGACCAGTCGGCGGTATCGTCGTTCTCCACTTTACCTATTGCACGTCCGCCGATGGGCGACCCGTCCGCCCTTAACGCCTTGTTCCGCCAGTCGGCGTCGTACTCCACCCCATAGGGAGGGTCGGTGACCATCAAGTGCGGTTCAACACCAGCCAGAAGCTTGTCCACAGCGTCTGCGCTCGTGCAGTCTCCGCATATCAGCCGATGCTTGCCCATAATCCACACGTCGCCATCGACCGTCACTGGATCGTCTGGCGCGTCAGGGACATCATCCTCGTCTGTCATCCCCGCCGTCGGATCGGCAAGCAAGTTGGCCAACATGTCGTCCCCGAAACCGATAAGGCCCAGATCAAACCCCTGACCATTCAAATCCTGCATCTCAACACTGAGAAGTTCCTGGTCCCAACCGGCATTCTGCGCAAGCTGGTTGTCGGCCAAGACATAGGCTTGCTTCTGTGCTTTGGTCCAGCCGGTAGCAGTCATGCATGGCACCTCGCCAATGCCGAGCTTACGCGCGGCAAGAATGCGACAATGGCCCGCGATGATTTCGCCGTCCTCGTCAATAAGGACCGGGACCGTCCACCCCCACTCGTTAATGGACGCCGCTACCTGCGCAACCTGATCCGGCGAATGCGTTCTAGCATTGCGAACGTATGGAACAAGGTCACCGACCTTTCGACGTTCAATCTTGTCAGCAGGCCAATCACGCATTGCGCAACTTCTCCTTGTCCTCCGGCGTGATAGCCCAGACGTGCGCCGTGATGTGCTGTATCTCAACCCCGTATTGCCGCAGTGTCTTGCGGGTGCGGGTCAGGATAACGTCAACACCTTTCGGGTCCGCTTCTGGCTCAAAGCCGTGCATCGCGTAGTAAAGCTGGTCCCGGGTTGCCGTCTGGTTTCTCATCAGGCAGTTCAACACCCGCCGGGATTGCGGGGTCATGCGTTCGTAAGGCAGGGCATCAACGTCACCGGCAAGCAATTCCCGAAGTTGCCGAACCTCTTCCTCAAGTTCGTCTATCCGGTCATATGGGTCGAAAGCACGTTGCGGCAGTCCCATGCGCCACCTCGAATAAAAAAGGGCCGTAGCCCAGGTTGCCAGCGGGTTCGGTCATCAGCCTATAGGGAGGGGGAAGGCTGGCACCGCTGGGGTTCCAAATTAGTTCGGGGTTTCGCCGCCACACTACCCCGAGAGTGTGTCAAAGGGATCGGGAGAACCTCGCGGACTTTCCTTGGCGCGGCGACCGTTTCCAGCCCTAAACCCGAAGGCCACCGGGGCTTTCCCAATGCAACCGCGCAAACAAAAACGGGCAAGCCCTTCGGCCCACCCGCACTGATCACTTATT